AATTGCCGCTGGAACCCGCCGTGCTGTAATTGCCGCTGGAACCCGCCGTGCTGCAATAGCCGCTGGAACCCGCCGTGCTGGAATAGCCGCTGGAACCCGCCGTGCTGTAACGTCCGCTGGAACCCGCCGTGCTGCAATAGCCGCTGGAACCCGCCGTGCTGTAATTGCCGCTGGAACCCGCCGTGCTGGAATCTCCGCTGGAACCCGCCGTGCTGGAATAGCCGCTGGAAAAAGGTTTTTTGCCCTTCACCCGATTAAAAACGGCATTCACCGTAGCTTTTACAAGCCCTGCAAAATTCACCTCACCTTTCACCGTCAGCTCAGTGCAGGCCAGTTTGCTGGCCTCTCCGCTTTTATCCACGTTCCCGCCGCACTCGACCTCAAAAAAGCGCGGCCCATCCTTCAACGGGTAGTAGCGCAGCACATCCAGCGGGTTCTCGCAAGCATGCATTCCGGCATTGCAACAGTCGGCCTTGTCCTCATGGTAGGTCTTGCCCACCTCATACTGCTTGCCACGACACTGCATATTTTTGTCCATGGCCTTGTAGGCGATAATCTTCTCACTCATGCTTATACCTCCTTAACAAACTTCCCGGCGGTGGTGGTGTTCTTCTGGGCAGCAGCTGCGGCAAACAAGCTGGTCTGGCCGTTGGCCTGCTGGATCAGCATCACGGTGTTGGTGCTGGGCTTCCAGCGCTGAATGTACTCCACGGCCTCGTCAAAGCGCTTGCGAGGGATGTTGCCCACGCTGTTCACCCGGAACCAGTCCTGCACATCGTGGTTGCACTCGCTGTACACCTTGCTGCGCACATGGTTGTCAATGTAAGCCGGGGTGTCCTCGCCGCCAAGCGCCGCGATGACGGCCCGGCTGATGGCCTTGCGCAGAACGCGCTGCTGGTTGTAATCCACCGTCATGGTGTTCTCCAGCGCGGTGAGCCGCTCTTCCTGCCGCTGGGTGCGGGTGTCCAGCATAAACAGCGCCTGCATCTCCTTGCTGAGCTTGGGCATCATGTAGGAGCCGGTCTTGCGCAGGGTGGGAAGCACCTCGCTTGTCACCCAGCGCTTGAACCGCACGGCCCCTTCCAGCTTGCTGCCAAAAATCAGGCTGTACAGGCCGGACTCGTTGATGATGACCATTTTCTGGTTGCCGCCGGGGGTCATCAATTCGGTGACCCCTTTGTCCTGCTCGTCAACGTGGTTGGAAACGGCGTTTGCGAGGGACTTGCCTTCGCCGTAGCCCAACGCCGCCGCCACGTCCTTGCCTACGAACCACGGCTCGCCGTTCTGGTCTACCGTGCGGATGTCCCCAAACTCGGGGCTTGTAAAAATCTGAATGTTTGCCATGCTTTATCCTTTCTTGTTGTCCACCCCGGTGCCTGTTATAATAGGCAGGGAGGGGGGTGAAAAAATGAATCAATGGGAATACTTCAACCAGCGTGCAAACGAACTTGAGCGCTACAATTGCAAAACGCCGGGCGCGAATGCTGCTGACCCGGACGGCTCGGTTTGGAAGAAGCGCCGGGAAATCGACAACGCTCAGCTTCAGACCGCAGCAGAGTTGAAGAAGCTGCGGGAAGATTTGGAACGCATCGAGCGCAAGCAGGATGAAAGCAGCAGCGAATCCAGCAAAATCGGAATTGCAACGCTTGTCGTTACTGCTTTAGGGCTTGCAGCAACCATAGTATTTGGAATGCTACAATACCTACATTGACTGACGTGATGATGATGGATGCGATCATGTAGTCAGCCGGGGTCCAGTTGGAAATTCGCTCTTTCCAGCTGGGCTTTTTGTTTTTGTTCACGGTTCTGCCTCCTTTGTCACTTGCGGCTCGTTACCCACTTCAGCAGCATTGCGACGATCCAGATTGCCGTCGATACACCGAAAGAGAACTGCCAACCGATGAGCATGCAGATAAGCCACCAAGTGCCGGAAATGACGGCCCACGAAAAGCCAAAAGCAATGATAATGAGCGCAATCGATGCAAGTGCAAGCAGAAATGTTTCAAAATCAGGCATTTGTGTCCTCTTTGTGCTCGATGCTGGGCGTCAGGCCAATGGCCTTGAGCTGCTCATAGATAAAGCGCTGGCCTGCTTCCGTCCAGACGGTAGTGTTGGGTGTCTGAATCCTGCCGCTGTTGTGCTGGAAAGGCTTGCCCTTGCGGTTCTTGGTGTAACCTTTGCCGCTATACTTTGCGTATAACACCCACTGGCCGTCGCTGTTCTTCCACTGGATTTTAAGCCCGTGGAGGATGCTGTTGAGCTTTTCGCTGCTCATACCGTAATCTTTGGCGATGCTGGTTGCCGTGCGGCAGTTGTCTCCGATGCACACCGCCCGGGCATACTCTGCATCCGGCTTCAGGTCGTTGTTCTCGGCCAGCAGGCTGCGGTTCACGCTTTGAAGCTCTTTCACCTTGCGGTCAGCAATGAGCACTGCACGGCGCATCACCGCTTCCGGGCTGTTCCACTGCGCCTCCACGGCCAAGAAATACTGCCGGGCTTGCTTGCCACGCTCGTTGCGCTGGATCATGCACAGCTCTTTGGCCATTGGGATGGTGAGCTGGTGGTCAGTAGCAGGTCTACCGCCCTCTTTGGGGTTTTGGACAATTTTGTCCAAAACCTCTGCGTAGTCCTCTCCCTCAGTAAAACCATACTCCGTCATGCGGTTAAACCACTTGACATACGGAGTTTCGATGTTAAGGAAGTCGTGCAGCTCCCGGCCGCTCACCGTGGGGCGCTCCGGGTTGTCGTAGCTAATGGGGATGAGATTGCTTAATTCGCTCATGCCGTTTTGTCCTCCTTTTCCTTGATGATCTCGCTGACGGCAGTTTCCATCTTTTCCCGAATGCCGGGAGGGTTGCGCTTGCTGTTCAAAATCAGTGAACAGTAGCTTCTCGAAAATCCAAGATGCTTTGCTACGTCGTCTACTGTAATCTGGTTGTTGTGCATCCGGCCTACTAAACGGCCTGTCCATTTTTCAGGCACTTTCACACCTCCTTTAAAACGTAAGTTGAAACAAAATTGACAACGGCGCACCGATTTGCTATACTGTTCAAGCCTTAGATACTGGCAAGAAAGGAAGTTCGATGCAAATTGAAGGACTTTTTGAACCAGCCTGTTCCAGACACGAGCAAGTGCGCAATGCCTAAGGCTGAAAAATTCAGCGGAACCGGCCCGCTAAAGTGAGCGACGTACCAATAGAACTGTAAGTCGCTTTTGCAGCCCCGGCGTTACTTTTGCGGCGTAAATGCCCGAAAAAGATGTGCAGACGCGCAAGTTTGCATTACCGCCTGGGTGCAGGTGCGTTCTGGTGACAAATCGGTGAAAAGTCTGTCTGTGAAGCGACCACAGGCAGATTTTTTCTTATCGCCGTGTCAAATACCAGTTGAAAAAGTTTACAAAGTGTGTTACTATGTAGTTGCAGAATACAAGTAAAAACAGCTTAGGCGGGTTCCCGCCGGGGCTTTGTGTTTTGTTAACTATTTCAACTGACAAGAGCATTATACAGCTAGCAAAGTTAATTGTCAACATTTTTTACTAACTTTGCTAGCTTTCGTGGATATGCACAGAAACGGAGTGCTGTTATGAGCATTTTTTACGAAAACTATTTGAAGCTGTGTGCTGCTCGACAAGAATCTCCAACTGCCGTGTCGAAAAAAATAGGTCTTTCCAATGCGGCAGCAACTGGATGGAAAAAAGGAAAGAAGCCCTCAGAAGTGACGTTAGAAAAGTTAGCTGTCTATTTTGGCGTTGCACGGGAGGACTTGACCGGCGAAGAGCAAAAAGAAAAGCCCAATACCTTAGATGGCATTGAGCTTGAAAAATTGTCACCAGCCCGCCGGGCGCTGCTGGAAGCGCTGGAGGGCATGGACGACGAAAACATTATGAAAATTGTTCGGATTGCTCAGGCAGTTAAAAAGGAGCTTCCAGAGTGAGTATAATACATCTTAATAGAAAAGAGCTCAAACTGCTGAAAAAGCTTGACGAAAAATACCCTGATGGTGTTGAGCGGACAAAAGAACTGTTCCAGAACGCTATGACGCTTGAAGAACTTGGCCTTGCAGATTCCGCATCGGTGAGCTATCGCAAGTCTGCGGTTTGGATCACGGAAAACGGCAGGCAGTATTTGCGAGATAGAAAAGCAAACAAGTTCTCGCTCCCGGCGAAAGTGGCCGGCGGTATTGTCACCTTGATTTTGATTCCGGTGCTGGTGAATCTGATTTCGGATTATGTATTACCTCTTCTTTTCGGGTAAAAACCAGTTAATCCACCCGAAAAGGTCTTCGCGGAAAAATCGCCAGATTCGATGTTGGTTCTTGGGGCAATACCATTTTCCGTTCTTGTCTTTTTTCCAAATCGTAAGTCTACAACTCAGCATAATACCTCCGAATGACTTCTTGAAGTTGGTTTTCGGATAACGAAAGAATCTCACTGATGGCAAGATGCACAAGCTTGTCGTGCGATTCTTTTTCTTCCATTGTATCACATTTTGCAAACATTGTGCTAGTTTCTTGCACTTTATTTTCCTCCTTTGGTATTTTCCTTGATAATTTAGCTTTTCGGCAGCTGATTGGCTGCCTATTTTTTGTATGTGTGAGGTATAAATCATGAAAAGAAGAACATTTCTTGCGCTTGGTTTGACTGCGGCTTTGTCTATCCCTTTTGCCATGACTGCTTTTGCGGATGGCGTACAGTATAAAAATGGACAGACTGTAGAATTTTCTGGACACACTGACTTTGGCTATTTCTTTACTTATACGTCCGGGAACGGAAAAGTAAACTATAAATGCTTTTCTGTTGTCGATAATGGCGAGCGCAAATATGCAGCCGTCAACGAAGATTTGTATGAGTACTTCAAAGCTGCATTTGATGATAAAGACGTAGTATTTAAAGGAAATTATCAGCGAATGGCAGACGACGGTTCTCCCGTCATCGAAGCATACTGGGAAGTTCAGAACACCGAAAAGGGCCGAAACTTGTACCGCTTGGAGAATTATGTTGCTCCTTTACTCTATCAAGTTGGCACAGCACCAAATTTTAAGCTTTTTGGCGAGCTTTACGACGAGGTGACTGCTTCGGCTTCGGATGATGGCTCTTATTTGACACTTGACTCGAACCCGCTCAATACCAAAGGCGGCTCTATTTTCTTCAACGACCTCGGGTTAGAGCATATACAATTAACAAATACCGCGCTTGGCCTTCCGGATTGGCTTTATCAAGAGATGTGCCAGACTCGCGCTTTGGATGGCAGACAGAAAGAGTCTTTTGACAACGTGACAGTCTCTTGGACTTATCATCCAGATCAGGGCCTTGAGGTTATGTACCGTGCAAATGCGTGAATGCGTTTACAACCGCATTATACAACTGTTGATTGTATCACGTCAAGCGCGTTTAATCGCGCAAAAATGCGCGAAAAATTTAGCATTTGCGCTGAATCGCTGAAATTTACGCTGACTTTTTACTAAATACGCGCGTTTCGCGCTGAATCCGCGCAAAATATGCGCGTTATTATCCGTAGTTGCAAGGTTGTTGCAATTTTTGCAATAGTTCAGTGGCAAGCTCCCCGCCGGGTGCGTCTGCTGCGGCCTTGAGCTGCCGGATGTTCCCGGCCTTGCGGATCACAAAAAGTCGAGCCCGGGCCTGCCCCTCGGGCGGCATATCCTCGTAGCAGGCCAGCGCGGCGCGGATCTGGGTGCAAAACAGCTGCATCTTGTCCATCTTTAGTCCTCCCAAGGTTCAGGTGTTCGGGTCGTGCCGGTCAAAATGGTGGCAGGCATCCCGTCAATGATGGTCGTTTCGTTTTCTTTACCGTTTCTTTGCTCGAAATCCATTTTATTTCACCTCTGTTTTTGTTCAATTTGTCCAACTTGTTTTAGATTTTACCATTTTATGGGAAAACTTGAAGGACTTCTGCTCTGTCGAGTGGCATGGGTTTTCCCCATGTCACTTTTTGTTTTTATGGCATGGAAATTTGTGAGGTTATAATTGATGAGCTACTTTACCGCAGAAAAGCTTGGTGTCGCACTAGCGCGGGCCAGAGTCGCGGCAGGCTTGAGCCAAGTCGACATGGCCCGCCGTATCAACAAGGGAAAGGCTACGGTCCAGAGCTGGGAGTGTGGGGCGTCCAGCCCACCGGCTGACAAGATAATGGACTGGTTCGAGGCTTGCGGGGCTTCTCCGCTCCCCGCCATGCAGGAAATGCTGCACCCGGAGCTTTACAAAGAGCCTATACAGCGCAAATCAGACGAAGATCTGGATGAAGCACTTACGGAATACTTTCGCACGGCGCCGCGAATTGTAAAAGAGATGGTGCTGTTTATCCTTTTGGGGCGACATGGCAGCTATCCACCGGCGGTGTTTGCTGAGGTGTGCGCAAACCTGCACACTCCCTTGCAGAACAAGGTATCCGTCTGCGGCCAGATACTGGACAACTACGGGTTCGCCGTGGCTACAGGGACGGATCCGATTCCGTGGGAAGTCCAGCCGCCAGTGAATCTGCTGAGGTCGGCGTATCAGGCAGGCAAAGAGGCCGCGAAGAGCGGCGAGGCCGACTATACCGCAAAGCGAGGTGAAGAGCTTTGAAGTGCATTCGCGCCTGCTGCCGTCGGGAAATACCGGACGACGCATCTTTTTGCCCCTACTGCGGCAAGAAGCAGCCCGAAGCCGCCCCGCAGCAAAGAAAAAAGCGCCGCCGCCCAAAGGGCAGCGGCAGTGTATATAAGTTGAGCGGGACGAGGTCAAAGCCGTATGTGGCCCTGACAGCCAAGCGAGACGTTCTGGGGACGTTTGCGACGCCGGGCGAAGCAGTACAAGCACTGGACGCTTACAACGCCCAGAACACCCCCGCAGCGCGTCTGAAATGCACTTTTGCGGATGCCTACGCCCAATGGAAAGCGCAGCCCAAGTTTGACAAGCTCAGCACTGACATGAAAAAGGGGTATGAGCTGGCCTATGCAAAGGCTGCGCCGCTGTATGACCGACAGCTCCGGGACTTAAAAGCCGCAGACTATCAACAGGTGATTGACCAGATGGTGGAAAAGGGCCTCTCCCGCAGCTCCTGCGAAAAGCAGCGCACACTTTTCAGCCAGATCTGCGAGTGGGCAATGGCTCAGGACATCATAAACAAAAACTATGCCATGCTCTTGCAGCTCCCAGCGGCTACAGGCAAGGCAGAGCGCACCTTGACCGCTCAAGAGATAGAGCAGATAAGCAACCGACAAGACGACCCGAAGCTTGGGCAGACAGCCCAAATCGCAATGGTGCTGCTCTACACCGGTATGCGTATCGATGAGCTGCTCTCCATGCGCTGCGACGATGTGCATCTAAAAGAGCGGTATATGCAGGGCGGCGAGAAGACCGAGGCGGGCAAAAACCGCATTATCCCTATTTTGGACCCCATTTACAAAATCATTGCCTTTTGGATGCTTGACAGCGGCTGTGAGTGGCTGATACCGTCCAAAGCCGGTACAAAGCTGGACAAGCGCAACGTGGCTACAAAGTTTCGGGCCTTGATGCAGGAATGCCACATAGAGGGGGTGCATCCGCATACGCTGCGCCACACGGCCAGCAGCAAGATGGTGGAGTGCGGGCTGGAAAAGACCGCCGTGCAGACCATCTTGGGTCACAAAAATTTCTCCACCACGGCCAACAAGTACGTCTCCCACAATGACCCGGGCTATCTGTTGCGGGAAATGCAAAAGATGAAGTATTGATTTGTTAGATTGTTTGTTAGATTGTCACGTTCATTCAGGAGATTTTAAGGTATTTCAAGCAAAAAGAAAAACGCACGGACGATTTGTTTTCATCGTTCGTGCGTTTGTTTTTGGAGCTGGTGACAGGAGTTGAACCTGCAACCCACTGATTACAAATCAGTTTTATTTTACCATTTATCGATAAAAATTCAAAGTTTGTTAGTCTTACGTTAGCTTATTAAACTTAAAAATTTAGCTTTTCAAGTTTTGGCTGCATGTAAAAATAACACATTTTGTGTCGTTTTACAATGCGGTTATCTTCCGCATGACCAACTCATACTCTTTCGGGTATGCAAGCTTTATGGCGCTCATGTGCTCATCAAGCACTTCCATCAAGCCGCCAAAGGGCGCGGCGCTGGCCGCTTCCACGAACTCGCTTTGCAGCTTTTCTTTTGTGGAGTATGCCGCCGGGTAAGACGTGGGAGGCAGCGCTTGAGTCTGCATTTCTGCTGGCGCTTGCTTTTCTTCCAGCTCATTTCTCACGGTGCAGAGGGCGGCAAGCTTTTCCACGCTCTGCCAGTCAGTGGATCCGCATTTCAGTTTGTGGATGTGGTCATTGATCTCGTCGATGTCCATACCTGCCACCCTCCTCACTTATGCATTGCGCAGAATGTCCGCCGCGCGTTTATAAGCGTCTCGCTCTGCGCCGGTGGCGTCCTTTATCATGTCCTCGATGTCGGAGATCATGCGCTCACGGCCATCCGTGCGGGAGTAGTGCCCGCGCACATAGTGACGGCCACGGTTGGCGTAGCTGCTGCCCCGGTTGTAACCGTTTCCGGCGTCGCGGTTGAAGGATCCGCGCATGTCAGCTTCCCACTCGCCCGCACGGCTGTACTCGCCGCCCTCGCAGTAATCCTCAATGCGGTGAATGTCCAGAATGATGTCCACGATTTCGCCGATCATCTCAACATCGCCCGGGGATCGGTTCTTTTTGTCGGTCAGCTCCATGAGCTCGTCGCACATCTCATCCTTCAGGTGATTCAGTTTATCCAGCATGACTTATCTCCTTTCTTATGCTACCCGCTCAACGATCAGATTGCTGTTTGCAATGCTGACTGCCTGCGTACTGGTGTTTTTAACCGCCACGGTCACGCAGCAGCCGCGCGGCACCTCGATGAAAGCGGCCACGAAAACATTGAAGTAATTTTCGACTGCCGCCGGAGTGACAATGGCTGTCGCGCTGGTCAGCGACTCACCGCCGACGGCCAGCGCCACGGAAATGGGTCCCACAGTGCCGCCGGTGGGAATGGCGATATTTCCGCCAAAGCTTACCTTGAAGCGCGCTTTGCATTGATTGGTCAGACCGCGCAGGGTCACGAGGCCGCTGCCCTCACGGTGCATGATGCAGGCAGGGGCTTTCACCGCGGTCTCAGTCAGGGGAAGGTTTTCACCCGCCGCCACGCTGACGATGTTAGAGTTGGAAAATTCGGCCATTTTATCGGCTCCTTTCATAGAAAAACGCCGGGACTTTTGCCCCGGCGCTCTGGTTTGCAAAATCAGCTCAGGGGCTGAACATTTTGATGTAGGCATTTCCATTTTGGAAACAACCACTCAAAAAGCTGTCGTGATTCGGTTATGCGCAGCTGCCGCAGCCGCAACCGGTGCCGCAGTTACCGTACTGGTAAGGTGCAGGAACCTGGAATGCGGGCACGGGGCGCGGATTGTAGTAGGCCAGCTGACCGCTCATGTAGGCCTTGAGCGTTTCGTTCTGGGCTGCCTGAGATGCCGCAAGCTGTGCTGCGAACAGCTGCTGACCCTGCTCAGCGATCTTTGCGTCCTTTGCCTCGATGCGCTGTGCGGTCAGGGCGTCAAGGATGGCGCGGGCGTTCTGGTTCTGGTTGTCGATGATGTCCCGGGTGGTGTTCTGCACCGTGTTCCGGGTCTCGCAGGACTGGGTGGCCAAATTGTAGTTGACGCCCTGAATGGCAGAGCGGTTCTCGCAGCAGCACTCCTGCTGCTGCATCTGCATGGCAAACAGCTGCTGCATGAACGCCGCCTGCTGGTTTGCGCGGCTGATCTCTGCGGACATAAAGCCGTTGTTTACGGTCTGCTGCACGCCGTTGACAAGTTGCGCCTGCTGGTAGAAGCCATCACACATGCCGTTGTTGATACCATCCATCTTGCGCTCGATGTTGGCAAAATCGGAGGTCAGGACGTAGCCGTCAACGACACCGGCACCGGTGTTGCCATTGCCGCCCCAGTTGCCGCCCCAGCCGCCGCAGAAGGCGAACAGGAACAGGATGATGATCCACCATGCGCCATCATTGCCAAAGCCAAAGCCGTTGCCGCCATTGGTGTTTGCGGGCTGAACAGGCATGGTCAGAACCGCAGAATCGGAAGAAAGAGACATTTTTGTACTCCTTTCGTGTGTTTTGAATGATTTTTATGCTTGAACCGTGGCCACGGTTACGACTTAATGGAGGAACTGCTGAAACTGCTGCGCCATCGCCTGCAGCTGGTTCAGCTGGTTTTGTGACATTTTGCCGGATTGCAGCAGCTTTTGCACCTCTGCTTTGGGGTCGCCCTGAAAGCTGGCCTTGAACTGCTGAAACTGCTGCATCATCTGTCCGAACTGGCCCATAGGGCCGGACATGGCAGGCATGCCGCCGCTCAGAATGTTAAAAAGAGGGTTTGCCATAATTACTTGACCTCCGTTTCAGGTTTTGCAGGCTCTTGCTTCTCGAGCGCCGCACAGCGAGCCGCCAGCGCGTCAAACTCTGCCCGGGTGACAAACTCCACGCCGGGCTGCTGCGCCGTCTGAGGGGGCATTTTTGTCGCCGTTGTGCGTTCCTTGTAGTCAAAGACGCGGAGAGGCAGCGGCATCCCGCTGGCGTCGGTGCTCTTGATGTAAAAAGCGCTGTTTTCGCTGTCCATCAGCAGTACGCTGTTGCCTGCGGCGACCATATAAGCTTTTGCGCCCTCTTCTCCCTGCACCCAGATGATGGAGGGCGTAGCCTGTGCTGTCTGTGCTGTCGGCTGCTGCATCATGGGAGACTGATAGCCCACTCCCTGCCTGAGTTGAGTGAGGTTGTCTGGCATTGGCTGGCCGTAGTATGTCGGCATCTGATACGCATACGGATTGTAAGGCATCGTTTACTCCTCCTTGTACCAGTAATAGATCGGGCATTCCGCGCCACTGTCCCAGCTGTCCCACCACGCGCCGTCGATCACGGTCAGGACGTGCCCGGAGCAGCCCAGCACATACACGCCGCGCGGATACTCCCGGGCAAAATCTGCCACAGTGTAACAGGTGGTGCAGTCCGCCTCCACCAAACGGCGCTTGAACCCGCGTTTTTGGAGGTATGCGCCCCATGTGCGGTTAGCGCTGGGCATATCGCCGAGGATAAAGCCAGTGAGTGCAAGGCCGATATATGCCCGCTCCCAGTTTTGGCCTGTAGCTGCCGCCACTGCCCGCACGGTGCAATCCCCCACGCCGTTTCCTTGGGGGTTCGGGTTGAACCTGTGCCACATGGCGCTCCCCCTCCCTTTGCGCCCATAGTACCTTTTCTACCGAATCCGTGCGTTAAACGAACGTCAAACGAAGGACAAAAAAGAAAAGCGCCCACACGGCATTACACCGCGTGAGCGCTTAATTTTTTAGCTATTCTATTTTACAGATTCTTGATTTGTTCTAGCAATGCAGCCCGCCGAACTTCCGTCTCTGCATCCCCCGGCGGTGCTTCTGGCTCTTCCGGCACGGGGTGGGCGTCAATATAGTCCCGTACCGCCTGCTGTAAAACGGCGTTCGAGGTCGTATCTTCTGCCGCACAAGCTGCTTTGAACTTGTCAGCAACTTCCTTCCTCACCTTGCAGGCCAGCACCGTCATGTTCTCTTTGTCCCATTTGGCATTACTCTTTTTCTTTTTTTCCGAGATACCCATTAAATAACACCTCCTATTCCACCACCCATAGTATATCAAATGATAGCACGGTTTACAATGCCAAAAGTGCATAAAACAGCACAGTAAACATTGTCCATTTTGTCAATGGAACGGCATGGTTTACCGTGCTATAATATATTCATGGTCAAGAGGGGCGGAAAGGAGGACGCCCATGAAGTTCAAAGAGTTTCAACGGCTGAACCGTGAACAGCAGCGCAAATTGTTTGAGCAATATAAAAAAGAGTGGTTAGCCGCTCGTAACAGCTAATCACTCCAAGCACAAGAAGCAACCCTAGCAAAAGCCCCTCTTGTACCTTTATTTTATATTATTTCACGGAGAAAGTAAAGGTATTTTATCATGGAAACACCCAAAATCACGAAAGTGGAGCTTGAACTGGATGCTGTTTCTGGTGAACTCCGCACAATGCACGACCTACTGAACATCTTTGCCAACTGGTTTGAGGAAACGCACAAGACCGATATGATCAAGCGGGAGCGCACCAGCGAGCTTGTGAGCCAGATTTGGAACGAAGCCCCGATGTACAACTCTTTGATTACGGCCTTGTTTGCATCCCTCACGGGTTTGGAAAAGGAAGTCGATGAAGTCATTGAAGCGGAGATTAACAAGGAGAGTGCAGCATGAGTGACATTATTCTTTCCGCTCAGAACGGGCAGGCTGTGGTGTCCAGTCTGGACATTGCGGAAAAGTTTGAGAAACGTCACGACCATGTGATGCGTGACATCGAAGACATTATGAAGGGTCTCCCCAAAAATGGGGACACCCCCATGTTCTTCAAGACAGAGTATGTCCACCCGCAGAATGGACAAACTTACCCCATGTACCTGATGAACCGGGATGGCTTTACCCTGTTGGTTATGGGCTTCAACAAGAGTGCAAAAGCTATGGAGTGGAAGCTGAAGTACATCCAAGCCTTTAACGAGATGGAGAAGAAGCTGACCACACCTGAACCGGAACCGCCAGAGCTGGCGCTCTCTAAAGCGTTGGTGATGGCGCAGGGCATCATTGCAAGGGAACAGGAGCGCTCCAAGCAGCTTGAAAAGGAAAATGCCAAGCTCAAGCCCGCCGCCGAGTACGCCCACAATATGCTTTTGAGTGATGAAACGCTCACCGTGACGCAGATTGCGCTCAACTTTGGCATGACCGCCAACAAGCTCAACAAACTGCTGGAAGAATGGGGCATTCAGAAGAAGGTCAACAAACAGTGGATACCAAAGCGAAAGTACATCGACAAGGGTTATACAGTGAGTATTCCTGTTGAGGTAGGCAACGGCGAGACCAAAGAGAACACCCGCTGGAACCGCACCGGACAGGCATTTATTTACAAGCAGATGCACGACCATGGCTATTTGACCGTGAAGGAACAGGCAGAGCAGAAAGCAAAGGAACGCAAGGTGCTTGCCGTCCCCGCTGAACAGCCCGCATAAAAAATACCCCCCGATGCTCCAAAAACGGAACACCGGGGGTTTGCTTTACTCAAAAATTTTTGTGATGCCTTTCAGCCGGTAGCCTACTGCCGTCCGGCTGTAATGTGTCTGTGCTGCAATGTCCGGAAGCGGGAGCCGCTCAACATACCGCAGTAAGGCTATCTTACGGTCTACCCTCCCAAGCGGTGCGTTTTTGATGGCAGCGATCATCCTCTGTCTGTCAAGTCCTTGCAGCGCAGCGGGCAACACTATGCGAGCCGCCGCCACAGGCAGCACCGAGCCAGAAGGGCTGCGGCAACTCTCCGGCGTTGCGAACCCGAGCGGTCACGGCACGGCAATGTCCCATTTTTCCGCCGTTGGCAAAATGGTCACACACTGCGGGCCACAAAATCGGGTATGCGCGCTGGTCGTAGTAATAGCGCGACGGTTGCTCGTATGTAGTGCTTGCCATGATGTCCTCCTTTACTCCTTTTCCAGCGCCGCCTTTGCACGGTCAAAGAAAAACTGAATCACTTTGCTCATGGTCTCTTCTGTGATGGCCCACGAGACCAGCTTACCCCATCGGCTGTTGTCCAGATAGTGGCGCAGCATCTTGACGCACCACGCCTTGCGCTCTGCGCCGCGCTTGGTGCCCTGAATCTCCCGCTCTGCCTGAGTGATAAGGTTGAGCACCAGATTTTTGACTGCCGCGCCGTAGCCCAGACGGATACCGCCGATGACGTAGAAAACGAGTCCGCCCAGCATCAGGATGACGGCTACAGGAACAGGGATGATGCTCAAAATTTCATTGATTGCTTCCATGATTGGTAACTCCTTTCAAAAGATAGTTGTCGATGCTGGCCTTGCTTTTCTGCATTCCTTCGTGATTGTCCCCGGAGAGCTGGGCGTCCAGCAGATTCCGCACACCATCAAGGGCCAAACAAATCTCCTCGTCGATCGCGTCGAAGCGGGTGAGGTCGCGTTTCAGGGCCGCTGCGTGCTGAGACGAGATGCTTTCGACGGCGCCCAGCCGTTGCTCGATAGCGTCAAGCCGCTGGTTTTGCGCGGCGTCGGGGGCCCGCGCCTTTTTGATGTACTTGTGAATGATGTCCAGCACCTTGTCCAGCGTGACCGCTCCTGCACACACGCTGCCAACAACCCCCAGCACCCACAAAAGAGCCTGCTCTTTAGTCATGCGCCCTCCCGAAGACGGGTCAGGCCCTTCTTTTCGATGATGCGGGGGTAGTTGAGGGTGGTGACGTTGAGGTCTACGTTGCCGGAGATGCCCGGCACGCTGCCTTTGCTGGTGTGCTGGTGCGCATTGTACTTAAAGCTCACTTTGGGGGCCTTTCCGGTGTAATCGGCCAGCCAGACGTCCCACCGAGAGGACAGCCGAGCCATGTCCAGCTCGTACTTGTAACCGGTGTAGGTGTAAAGTTGGGCATAAAAGCCCATCTTTTCCACCTGTTCCAACGCGTAGGCAGCGAGGTTGGTGAGGTCGAGGGTGCTCATGGGCTTGAGCTTGTTTTCTTCCACGTCCACCGCCACAGGCAGGGTCAGCTCCTTGCCGTAGACCGCCTGCCGCACAAGGGAAAGTTCTGCATCGGCCATAGCCTCGCTGGTGGCGTAGGTGTAGTAGTACACGCCCACGTCCAACTCGGCAGCTCGGGCGTTGCGGTAGTTGTTCTCAAAGGTGGGGTCGATGTACAGGCCGTCTGCTCGCTTGGAGAGCTTGCGGTTGGTGCTCACGGTCTTGAGCATGACACCTTTGTAGCCCGCCGCCTTGACCTTGCGCCAGCCATCGAGGGTGATTTTGCCCTGATACCGGCTCACGTCGAGATAGCGGTAGGGCGGCGCACCCTCCCAACCGGGAGGAGCGGAGGCTTTGGTGTTCACAGTGGGCACCGGGGCAGAGGTAGAGGCATCTTCCTCTCGGGAGAGGGCGGAGAAGAGGGAAACGAGGAATTTGAGGATGGTGTGTAGCATTTTGCGACTCCTTTTTGTTTTTAAAGTTAGATAAAGCCTCAGTTAGCCTCCTTACAGTGTAATTTCCTCGGCGTTCACCTTGTCTTCAGCATCCAGTGCATCGTAGTACGCCTGTGCAAGGGCTTCCACCTCTGCGATGTCGTCCTCCGTCAGCAGGCCGCTGTCCAGATGGGTGTACGCCTTGTCCAGCCAGTATGCCACATCACGTCCAGCGGCGATCTCCCGCTTGATGGAGCGCAGGGTCAGGTCATGCCGGGCTTTACTTTTGATTGCCATGTGTACCTCCTTTAGGTAGCGGTCATGGATGCAATAGCATCCTCAATGCGTTTGATGGCGATGTTCACGTCCCGCTGGTAGTCCAACTTGATGCCCGCACCGTCACTCGCCCGCACCACCGTGTCAGGGCCGTAAGCGGTGATGGCTTTGTAGGCGGCGAGTTCGTCAGGGGTGAGCGGAGTTTCGATGGGGGTTTTGAGGGCGTAGCATAAAATGTATTCGCCCTCTTCCGGGTTTTTAGCGCCGATGGGAATAAAAATTTGCGCTCTGGATGCGTCTGCTCTGGATGCGTCTATATAAAAGTGCGGGCTATCTTTGGAAAACGAAACGACATGTTGCAATTTATTGCATAGGGCTTTCATATTAGTATCGAGACCCTTGAATGGCAACAGAATCGTAATTCGTTTTGTTACCGCAAGCTCAACGGTGCCCACAATTGTACATGTTGACAAGTCTACAGCGGCTACCCTCTGCACCCTCACCCCTCTCTCCAAGTCCACCTCGTCGCACACCCATTGCTGGCCGTTTTGGTCAGTGTAGTTGCCGTCAGAGGTGACAGGGATGCCGGGTAAGCCGTTGGGCGTGGGGAGCGTGAGAGTTTGCGTTTTTCCGTTCCCATCGCTCAAGGTCACCGCCACGCTCCCGATGTCGCCTGCGCTCTTAATCTCCTGTGGGTAATCCGGTGATGGGGATGGCTCGCCTCCGGTGTAGGGCTCCCACGGCTTAGTTGTAGATCCTTCGTTGAGCATCAAGCCCGAAAAATCCGGTGCGTGGGCGAAATTACCATACAACTGAATCATTAAAAAATTACCGTTTTGTAAATTATTAGGAGTTGTAATATTTTTATAGACCGTCGCGGCATCCTTAAACAAAGTAAGTGCTGATTCGATTGGGTACTCTTCGGTTATGGCAACCCTGAATAATTTATTGTTTTTTTCGCTTATTGTGTAAGATGTCGATGGCTTAATAGGTATAATGACACTATAGTTATCTACATAATTCCCGATACCACTATTAGCGATATACATTTGCACCACATCAGCATTTGAGACATCAAACAGCTGCGCCCCGGTCGTGTTCCCCTGCGTGCTCCGACCGTACACGGTCAGGCCGCACAGGGGCGCAGAGAACGCATCGTCAACGGCGATAGGATTGCCTGTCTCAGTGCCTGTGAGGATGTTCTGCCGGGTCTTTACTGCGCTGATCGCGTCACCTGTGGCTTTTGCGTCAGCAGCTTCGCCCTCGTGGGTGAGGGTGGTGTCCAGTGCTACGGCAGGGCCGGTCTCGCCTTTAGGGCCTTGCGGGCCGGTATCACCTTTTTCGCCCTGTGGACCAGTGGCACCCGTAGCACCCGTGGGGCCTTGAGGGCCTTGCTCACCCTGCGGGCCGACCGGGCCGATGGGGCCAGTGGCACCCTTATCACCCTTCTCGCCTTTGAAGTTTCCGTTTGCAATGCCGTCCTTGAGTTCCTGCAGGCTGTCAGCGGCTTCCTGAGCGCTCTGGCTGGCCTTGCCTGCACTGGTGGCGGCTTCGCTGGCGGCGGTCTGGGCGGCTTCTGTAGAGGCTTCCACCTGCTGGAGGGCCTTGTCCCGGGCTGTGTCCACAGCCTGCGTGGCGGCGGTCTGCTTGTCACCGATGGCTTTCAGAGCGTCCTCTTTGGCGGTGATGGTGTCAGAAAGAGCCTGTCCAGCCTTTTGGGCAGATGTCCCGGCCCGCTCTGCCGCGTCCAGCGCTTCCGTTTTGGACTGTTCCGCAGATGCTGCCGATTCCTTCACGGCATCCACCAGCTGCTGCCATGCAGGAGTTCCCGGTTCCGGCTCTGTGCCGTCCTCCGTGCCAGAGTTTGCAGCCACCCGGTAGCGCAAGTCTGCACTGGTCACGGTCTTGGTGCCGTCGCTGCCCTCAAAGGTGATACAGCCGTTTCCCGGTTGCGCGGTCACGCCGGCAGGCACATCCACATAGCCGTCCGCCACCAGCGAGGATGGCGGGTCTTTTCCGTCCGGGACGTGCCAGAAGCAGCGTACGGCCAGCCCCTTCCACTCGCCAGCGGCATCGATGCGCAGCTGGTACACGCCCCGGTTCTTGGTGTAGCCGAAGCGCAGCATCTGCTCATAGCCTGCCAGCTTTGCAGCGCCGTTGGAGGCAAGAGATACGCTAAGTTCGATCATAAGCGTGCTCCTCTCTTATGCGGTGTAAGGCTCGCCGGTGATCTCCCGGTACTGCTCTGGGGTGATCTTGCTCTCCATCACCCGTTTGGCCAGCTCCGCTTTGACCTTGGGGCGGCGGCTTGCGGGCATCTCTGCCCACGTCTTGGTACCGGCAATGAGCCGGTTCGCCCAGATTTTATCCATATGCTACCTCCTTATTTGTTGACGGCGGCGTCCAGCTCGCACAGCGAGTCCTCGATAGCCGCAATCCGCTCCTCTGATTCCATATCCTGCTCACACAGGGCGTCCTCGATCTCCGCCACAAGGTCGGGCAGCTCCCTGAGCTTCTGCTCCTCTTCCAGCTTCCTGTGGAGTTCCTTCAGACTCTTATCCATCTTGTACAGACTCATCCGATGACACCTCCGATCATGGTGATATTGCCGCCGACGCCGCTGCCGCCCCGGGTAATCGTCACCTTGTAGTTAAAGGCCGCTCCCTTGGCGGCGGTCTTGTTGGTAAAGTTGTGGTGGACGAAAGCTTTTGCCTTGCCGCTTTGGATGTCGGTGCAGTTCTCCCACACCGGGACATTGTCAAGTCCGTTATTGGTCATCTCCACGCTGAGGCTCATGTCTGCCGGGAAACTGCCCTCCAGTGTCAGCGCAGCCACGGTGATGGTGTCGTCTGCCGTCAGGGGCTGGGCCAGCGAGAGGACGGCACGGGTCACATTTTTGGTAAAGGTAGCAGTCCACTCTGTCGAGGTCTTTCCGTCGTCCGCTTCCAGCGTCAGGGTGTTTTCTCCGTTGAGGATCTGCTGGAACAGGGCCTTCTCGCTCAGGCACTGTACCGTGAGTTCGGTGCCAGAGGCCACGTTCTCGCGGACGGCCAGCGCCACACCGTTCACCTTTTCGGTGATGGTCATGGGGTCTCCGTCGCCGTCGGTCACGGTGTAGGACAGTGCAAACGGCTCGTTCTTCTCGCCCAGCGCCACGCCGCTCTCGCCCACATCAGAAGTCACTTCCGGCGGCTGGTTTTCCGTGGCGAAGCCATCTTTGTCGATATACAGCGTCTCCGGCAGGGTGAAACAGGGCAGATAACCGAAAGACTCAGTGCAACTCTCTGCAAGACTGAAACTCGTTCCGCTTACGCTCTGTATGTACAAACCATTGCCAAAGTAATACGTAGAATCGCCGTCGTTGTCGGTACGGTGACCCGTACGGTTTCGTCCGGGACTTCTTGTCCAAAAGGCGGTGCTATAAGATCGGTATATGGCTGCCAATCTAGTACGTGCTGCAGTAGAAAGAGTCGTACCGTCCGAATTGCTATAACTCCCAAATCTCGATGTCCCCAATTCCGCTGACGAGATTGCAAAAAAGCTAAAGTTAGCACTGCGCTGATTTATACCATTAATGGTACTGTTGTTATAAGGATTATTCAACTCGTCATAATAGATTTTCGTACTTCCGATCCAGCTTTTCACGGTCGTTGTGAAGTTGGTCGAATAAGTAGCTTTATAATATAAACACTCCAAACACAGGGGCCAATTAGCATTGTCTGAGCGGTTATCTGTTGCTCGTGCGCCCTTCGTCACCGGACTCTCCCGGCAAAACAGCGTCCGTCCCTTGCCGTTCAGGCCGGACTCATAGTTGTGGGCCAGCACGTAAAACTTTACCTTGCTACTGCCTTCCATAAGGTAAACATATCCGTCGCCGATGGCTAAGTCTTTGATCTGCATTCAAATCCTCCTTCCTCAAAACTCCACCCGGCTCGCCGCCTTGTTCCACACACCCTCCAGAGCCACACCCTCCAGCGTGTCGAAGGCCGAAACGAAGGTGATGCCGTTCACGTCCATGCCCTGCACCATCTCCAACAGTTTGATGCGCACGCCGGTGGCCGCAGCGTCCGCCGCCGCGCCGGAGATGGTGAGGGTGGGGTCGGTTTCGATTTTAATGGCGTTGATACGGTCGCCCACCGCCGCAGCGTCCGCCGCCGCGCCCGAGACGGTCAGGGTTTTGTCAGTGGTGACACGTCCCTCGGTCTCCACGGCAAACCGTTCCGCCCGCTTGGCAGACTCGGCAGCAGCGGTCTTAGAGCTTTCGGCGGCCTCGGCCTGCTGCGTGGCAATACCCGCCTGCTGTTCTGCGGTCTGAGCAGAGGCAGCGGCGGCTTCCTTGGCCTCGGCGGCAGTTTCGGCGCTGGCTGCGGCCTCCTCTGCATTTTGGGTGGAGGTGGAGGCAAAGCCCTCCACATACTCAAGGCTCTCAGCCATAGCCTCCCGCACCTCGACACCCCGCCTTGCCGTGCGGACGTCGTTGATGTTTTCTTCGAAAGTCTTGTTCACAGGTTCTTTACCTCCGTAGGCTCGTCATAGATTAAAAATCGTCCCACAGCCAGTCTGCGCCCGCGTAGGCGGCGGCATTGTACTTGTAGGGATTGCACGCGTGTTTATTATTTTGCGCCGTTCAGATACCCCGCTGCGCTCAGGGACATACTGTAAGCCAGCGAGGCCTTGTGGCTGCTGAGGGCCTGCAAGTCCGAGATGGAGTAGAAGCTCGTCCCGAAGGTAAAGCGCTTCTTTTGCGGCGCGTCCAGTGGCTCAACCACCTTGGAAAGCAGGAGCAGCGTATCAAGGCCGTGGGGCTTCGAGATAACGCGGGTCTTTTTCATCCAGCCTAGACGCTCTACGTCGATACCGGCATCATGCAGGTCAACAGCACTCACCTCGATGCCCTCAAGATAGCGCTGCTGGCATCTTCGAAGCTCCTCGTTCGCAGCGTCCAGCAGCTTTTGATTTGTGGACGCCTTGCCGTCGAGGACGATGACTTTGGTGATGACGCCGTAGACTTTTTGAGCTTCGAAGTCGTAGGCTGTCTGGCTGATAGTCTTCGTGCTCTTGAAGATCCACCAGCCCTTTGACTTGTAGCCCACGGCGATGACCCGGGTGACGATGTCCTCGGCTTTGACGTAGTTGGTCAAATCAAGCATATTGACGCCAAACTCTACAGGCTGCGGGTTCGTTTCCGTGATGCCGTCATCGGCCAGATAGTCCAGATACCGGGTCTTTCCGTCATCAGAGTAGCGGACGGAAAAGTAGCCGCCGTACACGTCCGTCAGTTCGGATTGCAGGATGTCCCACGTAGTGCCGAAGTTTTTGCCATCGCCAAAATCGAGGGCCTCGTTGGTCGAGGCGTCGAAGTCGTGCAGATAGTAACCAGTGCAGGTCGACCAGCTTCCCGTGCTGGAGTTATAGAGCTGAATCGTTCCGTCATCGGTCAGCTTCCAGTCTGTCAGCGGGGTGGTGCCGATGGTGTAAATGTATTTCGAGTCTTTCTGCGTAGCGCTCAGTGAGTAAAAATTGCCGTTTTTGTAGGCTATGTTTCGCTCCACCGTGTATGAAGAAGTACTGTCATAGGAGACAACGCATATCGCATTATTTCTGTTAATGTACTCCCCAACTGGAACGGAGTAGCTGTTTACATCGCATATCCACCTTTTATCAGCATCCTCCAACCAATGCTCATTGTCTCCGTCGCTGTCTCTATGGTGTTCTACTACGCAATTACCCATGTAGACCGTCTGGAAAGACTCCTGTGGGCCATTCTCAAACACGTTTACAGTGCCGAGAGTAAAACGCTTGTACCGGTCTGTCTGACCGTTGTGGTTGCTGATGACCTTGTCCAGAAATTCCTTGATGCTGATGTCCGTGTACTTGTATGGCACGAGGGAGCTGTCGTTGAAGTAGGCAAGCTCCCCTTCGCAGTACACCTTTTGCCGCAGATAAAAATCCATCTCGTGGCTCATGACCCGCCCGCGCCATAGGGTCTTGCCGTCCTGCTCTACCTCCACGATAGTCTTAAGCTTTTGCAGCGCAGAGTGGGCGATGTTGCCCAACGGGATGGTAAACTCAAGGCTGCCCGCTTTGCCCGCCTCTCGGGTAAGGGTGGGGGAGATGAGCATGGTGGCCGTGGTGCGCAGGTCTTCCGCCGCAGGGTCATAGATGCACGCTTTGGTGTCCCACTCGCCTACGGCGGTCTGCGTACCGGCATAGATTTTGTAGCTCACAGGCTTTTCACCTCCGTCGGCGTGTCATAGATGGTGTCTTCTTCAAAGCTGAAGGTGTCCCACAGCCAGTCAGCGCCCGCCGCTGCGGTGGTGTTGGTCTTATAGGGGTTGCAGATGCCGGTGATGGCGAAGACATTCTCCCACCGGTCGCGGCTTTGGGGTGTGACCGTCCAGAATCCCTCCCAGTACCATGCTGGGTCATCATCGAAAACGCATTTCAGCCATTGCCCTTGCAGCGCGTTCTCCAGCGTGCTCTGCACCTTGGGCCAAAGCCTTTTCGGCTTTACGCACTTGAGCGTGATGGTGATCTTGCGCTGGGTGTAGTGGACTTTGCCATCCATCGACTTGGAAAGGTCTAAAATGCGGTCGCTGAAAGGCACTTTGACCAGAAGGCTTTCGTCCGGTTCTGCCGGGCCGACGGTTGTGCCGCCGACCACAAGGTAAAGCCCCCAGTCCTTGAGGGTGTGGTGGTCTCCGATTTTGACGCCCTGTAATGCTGCCATTTAGCCTCCCCTCGCTTTCCGGGTCGAGCGGATACCCAAGTCTCCATCAATGCCGTCCACAAGTGTCGGCTGCATCGCACCGACGAGAGCCTGCACGCCGTTGGCGTCGATGACCAGCGTGCCGGTTCCGATGGCGGGAAGATGCTCATCCAGCGAGTTGGAGATGCGCTGGAGCACGCTGAGCTGCTGCCTGCCGGTGGTGTCCTGCTGACCGCTGCTAAAAGGTGACGCTGTAAGGCCCTTGTAGCGGTTGAACTGGTCAGCACGGTAAGAAAACTCCGCCAGCGAGTCGTACACAGGGGTCTTGCTGAAGGGGCTTTCGTAGTTGCTCGTGAGCTTCTCGTCCCTGTTCTTCGACCACGCAGACAGCGCAGCGCCGCCTACAAGGGCCGTCAGGCCGAGGACGACCGCTACCACGGGGTTTGACACGATGAAGCCCACAATGCCGCTCAGAGCCTTTGTGATGGTGCCTGCCGCATTGGTGAAGCTGCCAGCGATGCCCGCCAGCTTTGTGCCCACGCCTCCGGAGGCGTTCAGACCGTCAAGGATTTGGGAAAAACTCTTGACGGCTGTGCCTGCCTCGGTAGCGCCCTCGGCGATGCCGTCACCAAAAAGCGCCTTGATGGTGTCTTTCGCCGCGCTCAGGCCGCCGCCGGAGTAGCTGTCGTTGATGGCTGTCAGCGCGTCCGTCAGCCACTTGGAGATGATGTTTCGCTGCTCCTGCGTGACCTCGCCCCACACCAGCTTTGCAAAGTCTGTGGAGAGGCCCGACCAGTTGCCGTTTTTGAGGTCGGAGATCGTGCTTTGCAGCGTGCCCATGATGCCGCTCTTCCACTGGTTCTGCGCCTCGCTGAGCTGCTTGTCGATGCGTTTCTGCATCTCGGTGACAGATAAGACCACCTTGTCACAAGTCTGGTTGACCGTGGTGGTGATTTTTCCGTCAGCGTCCGTCACGTTTTTTGTGACCTTTTTGATGGTCTTTTCTGTGCCGTCCACTACCTCAGTCCACGAGTCCGTGATGGTCTGCACCGTCTCTTTGGTGGTGCCTTTCAGCTCCTTGGTGGTGCCGTCATAGACGTTGTAGGTGTTGTCGGCGGTCTCGGTCACGCGCTGGATGCTGCCGACGATGTTGCCAGTACCGGCGAGGATCTCCTGCGAGGTCTCCTTGATGGTGTCAGCCAGCTTTTTGGTATCAGCGGCGACGTGCTTTGGAGTTGTGGTCTTACCAGGAGCGACTCCGGTGCCGTCTCCATCCGTACCGGTAGGCTCTGGCTCTGTTTTTTCGTTCAACCCATATTGCGCCGCCAGCCGAGCGCCGTAGCGCTTCCAATAGTTATCGTCTTTCTGGCTTCCACGCTGATATTCTGTCTCGTCAGTCTTTCCGTTTGCCGCCGCCCACGCCTCAAAGCTGTTATACTCAGCGTATCCAACTTTACCGAGTGCATGGTTTAGCTTATAAGACAGCCGGTCAAGCGGCCCGCTCAAAGATGCGACACCGTTGGAAATACCTTGACCGATTGCGGAAACAATATTTTTGCCGACGGCACCCCAGTCTGTCGAGAAAATTTTTGTGACAATAGTTTCCGTAATGGTTTCGGTCGCTTCGATTACATTCCCCAAAACGCTGAGAAGTCCTTCGCAAAGCTTTCCAACCAGCTGTGCGCCCTGCTCGAAAATCTTGTCTGCATTCGCCCATAATTCAGAGGCCAGAGTTCCTACCGTCTGCACGGCGGCATTTGCAATATCAGGGAAAGCATTTAAGATACCATCGGCAAGGCTGGCGAGAAGGTTTCCGCCGGTCTCCACGATAGTCCCTATATTTTCAACGAGATAGTCCGAAAAGCGCTGAACAGCGGCCCCAGCCTGCTCTGCAAGCTGTGGAATGCGGTCTGCGATGCCGTTTGCAATATCATTCACAATACTGCCGCCCGCTTCCATTAGGCCCTTTGCTCCGTATTCTTCGAAAGAGGTTTGCAGCGTCTGTACCCACTCGGCAGCAGCAGAAACCAAATTGCCCTCTACATCGGCAAGGCCCTCTGAAAGGCTTCCAAGAAACTGTGACCAGTTATCACGCAAGGTGTCAAGCCGCCCGCTTAGGGTTTGGCTCTGCGTTTCCATTGCGTTGTAATACCGTCCACCTTCTTCGGACGCTCTTTGAAGTGCCGCGGTCAGTAGGTCATATGTAATGGTCATTCCTTGCACTTCTGCGGTGGATTTTCCGGTGTAATCGGCCAGAATGCCGTAGATGTCAATGCCTGCATAAGCAAACTGCTTGATGTCAATACTTGCCGCTTTGCCGACATTCTTAACCTGCTGTAAGTTTTGTGCCATGCGGGAAAGCTCTGCATTGCCACCACCAGCCGCAGACACCGCGTCTCCTAGTGCAAGGATGGTTTTTCTTGCCTCGCCTGCGTCAACACCGGCAGAAATCAAAAGTTGGTTTGCCTGCACTAAAGATGCAATGTCAAGTGGGGTGCGTGCTGCATCCTCTTTGATTTGCTCCAAAGTGCTTGCAGCTTTTTCGGCGCTGCCCAGCATATTGGTAAAGCCGGTGGTGTATTTCTCGATCTGGGCGTTGTACTCGATGCCGGACTGTACAAAATTTTTAGCGGCGTCAAACGCCACACTGCCTGCCTTTAGAATGACGTTTGACAGCGTCATTCCTTTTGTTATAGAGGCGGTAAGCTCTTCGGCAAGGCTTTTATTCGCTTTAGATGCTTTTCCGGTGGCATCCCCGAAGCTGTTCATGTACCCTTCCGCAGTCCTTAGCCCCTGTGCCGTGGTATTGAGTTGGGCCTGAGCTTCTTTCAGTTTCTGGGCAAATTCCTTGGTTTCTTTGGAGGTTTCCCCGGTCTCTTTCCGTGATTTCTGGTAGGCTGCCGTAAGGTGAATGACCTCACTGTACAGCCGGTTATAATCCTTCATCATGGTGGAGACAGCGGCCTTAGTCTGAGACTTCGCCTCTTCCACGCCCTGCCGGTAGGCGCTGTCGTCCAGCCCGAGGGTGGCGCTCAATTCAAAGAGCTTCAGGTTTCTTCACCTCCATTCAAGCCATTTTTGATTCTCTGTATCACTTCTTCGGCGCTTTGCTGCGGCTCTAAGGGGCGGGGGTCGATGATTCCCGCCACCCGGTCAGCCCAGCGCTCTTCTACGCCTGCGAAGCTTGCCAGCGTGTCCGTCATGTATGCCCGGTAGCTCAAAGCAATAGCCTCTTGCCGCCGGGTGTTCATGATGTGCTGGACGATGTAGGGCTTGCCGACGAGCCGCAGCATATCGAGCCGAATGGACGAAGTCAGGCGTCGATACTCGTCTGGCCCAGCTTCGCCAACGATAACAAAAAATCCAGCACGTCCTTGTCCTCGATGGTGGCAGTGATAACTCGCAGGGTCTTGAACGGCGTCATAGTCTCTGGCTTGCCGTCCTTGTCCACGTCCGGCTCATAGAGCAGCGGAAGCAGCTTGGCGGTAGCCTCAGCGTTCTCAAAGAGCAGGCTTTTCGCCATTGCCTTGAGGTTTTTTCGGCTCTGCTCTTCCCTCTTCTGCTTCTTTTCTTCCTCGGTCTCACTGCCGTTGAAAACCGGCATGACCTTGCGCAGATCCATGACTTTGGTCTTGGTCAGCAGGTCCGACACCGCGTCAGCGATGAGCCAGCAGCGCCGCAGGAACTCGGTCTCGTCCATCTGGTTCAGAGTTTTCATGTTGTAACCTCCTTATGCTGCGGCCTTGGGGCTGTAGTACCACTCCATAGGCACCACGTCACTGCCCAGACGGGGGCAACCGGTCAGGGTGACTGCAATGTTGCCCTTGCCCTTGTCGGTCGTCTTCAGGGTCAAACCGCCGGTGGACAGTGCATTCATCAGCCGGACTGCAACCATACCGCCATCCAGCGTGTCTCCAACCCACCAGATGTCCTTGAAGTCGCCGGTGCTGGCGGTGGGATTCAGCGTCATGCGGGGCGTGACCTTCTTGTCACTCACATCCGCAGCGCCCATCGCCAGCTTGATAACGTCCGTTGTGGCATTCAGGGCCGTAAAAGCCAGCGTGCAGTCGTAGCTCTCGATCTGCATCAGCTCTGCGGTGTTCTTCTGGGCGTTGTCCACGTCTTCGCCAAGGTCGGTGAAGTTCGCCTTGCAGGTCGCGGTGATGCCGCCGGTCGTGGCAGTGATAATGTCTGCGTCCTGAACTTCGGTCTCGCCGGTTACATCAAACTTGTTGACCACGATGCCTGCGTTGAACTGCATGGATTCGAACGCTTTCTGCGAAATTTTGGAAAATTTTCTTGCCATATTGCTCCTTACTCGCAAAATTGCGTGATTTCAAAATTGAGATATTCGCACAGATACCCTTCAGGCGGGTTGTCGAGGGGCTGTGCCCATGGGGTGCCTTTGCGCAAAAGAATAGCGCCGCCCTCGCATTTGATGGTCAAGCCATTTGCGAGGGCCGCGCTGATCGTATCCTCGGTTTGCAGGATGGGGGCTCTGCCGCCCTTGCTGGGGTACCACAGCCGGGCGTGGAAGGATGTCGACTCGTTCCACCCGCCGGGAATTGTCGGCTGATAGGTCAGATACGGCAGTTCTGCGCCGGGAGGGATATTATCTTCCAGATAGCCGGGGACGCCAAAGCTATTAAAAAAGGCGTTCAGCGCCCGGTTGATGCTCTCAGACGGTCCCATTACGGCAGCACCGCCTTTTTGCACTTCACGGCCCGCAGGCCCATGCCGGATTCTTCCGGAGCGATGCCCTCATCGGCTGCGCTCGTCACCTGAAAGATCTGCCCGTCGCTCATCCGCTTGATGTAGTCCGGGAAAGCCAGAGGCACACCGGTGTTGACCAGCAGCGTATAGGTGGACGCTGTAGCCGCCTGCTCTGCGACCTGAGCCTCCACGGTGGTATCGTGGCGCTCTACGGCCTCAAATTCCGGGCCGTCCGTCCAGCCGGAGACAAAGCCGCCGACGCCGTCCGGCTCATAACTGCGGGTCTGGAAACGGTATTTTTTGGTGAAGCTCTGCATCACGGTGGATGCAGCGAACGAATTGACCATGTCACATCTTCCTCCACTGATTGATCTCGGATTTATAGCGGGTCTTTCCGTCTGCGGGCAGGCCGTCCGCGCCTGCAGCCATCGTGCCAGACCAGCCGCCGAAGGACTGGGACACATACACACCGCCGGCCGGGAGCGCCTTGTCGTATGCGTCGATTTTTTCAGCCAGCGCCACAAAATCAGGCGGCACGCGCATAGGCTGCACCGTGCCGTTAAAGGTCTCGGCAGTCAGATCACCGCCCCCGGCCTTGTGCACGCCGTCATTGAAGATGGATCCGCACACGAGGAAATACTGCCCCGGCACTACCCCGGAGGGCACGGTGTCCGGCTCAAAGGCGAACTCCCCGGCAACGGGGTCGTCCGCCCGGTCAAAAAAATTGTGCGTGTAAACGCACAGCTCGGGGACTGTCATTGGGTGCCTCCTACTCAAAAGGGGCGATTACTCGCCCGGGGTAATAGTCTGGACAGAGATGCCGTCCAGATACTCAGCGAACAGGGTCATGCCCATGACGGCGAAGCTCTCCGAGACTGCGGTGTGGTAGTTGCCCTGAGTGTGGAAGCCGATGAGGTTGCTTGCCTCGCCCGCAGTGGTGTAGACCAGACCGGCCTTGGAAAAGTCGCTGTCGGCGGGGTCAACATAGTACAGGACGATGTTGTCCACCGGGGTTGCGATGACCTTTCCACGCGCGATTTCGCCGCTGGAAAGCAGGAAGATGGTGTTGTAACCCATGAAGTCCTTGATGTACTGGAAGCCGAACTGGTTCTGGACGGTGATGTTGGCCGCGCCCAGGTACTCGTACACATCCAGAATGTTGGCGAAGCCCACGACGCCGGTGACGGTGCGGTGCATGTTCTTGAACTTGTCCTCAACGCTGCCCTTTGCCATCGCCAGAGCCATCTGGAAGGTCTTGGGGGTGCCTTTCAGAGTGCCGGTGTTCAGGTACTTGTAGAAGCGGTCGGTGACGTTCGCGGTCAGCTGGTACAGGAATTCGTCATCGGTCTTCTGAACAGCGACATCGTAGCCGTACTTCTTGATAGCTTCCAGAGAGACGGCCTTGGCGAACTTTTCGACAGTAATGTCAGCATAGGTCTTTTCTTTGACGGTGTACTTGCTGTAAGGGATCTCCTCGCCCTCAGCAACAGTGCCGCTCTGAAGCGTACCCTCGGCATACTTGCTCTTGAGGGTAGTGCCGGGCTGCATCCGGATGGGGCGCATGATGCCCATGATGTCGCGCAGATGCTGCCAGTTGCGCTGGAAGCGGGTGACGAAGTCGATTTCTCGGGGGTTGACGGTAATGTCGGTAGTTGCGATAAGGTTTTCTTTTGCTGGCATGTGTTATTCCTTTCCGCCGCCCGTGAAAAGGTCGGCATTTGCAGCAATCGCGGCCTGACGTTCGCCAGCGTCCTTGATTGCAAAAATTTGGTCTTTGGTCATTTTGGAGCCGGTGTTGGTAGGCGGGGTGTCCACCTTTGCGCCGGTGGTCGTGGTCGTAGCCACAAAGTCGCCCCAATCCGCTTTCAGGCTGTCGGCGTGCTTCTTGGCGTCCTTGACGTTGCCCTTTTCGTCCAGATCCAACTTGTCGATGTCTTCGCCGGACAGCCGCACAACGCGGTCTGCGTACTTATCCAGCACCCCGGCGGCCTTGAGCAGCTCCCGGAACTTGGCTTCCTTGGCTGCGTGGGTGTCCTTCTGGGTCTGCTGGGCCTTGTAGTCGGTCAGCGCCTGTTCAGCGGCCTGCTTGCCGCTGGTGGCTGCATCACGGTCTTTCTCGGCTTGTGTGCGGGCTGTTTTTTCTGCATCCAGCTGGTCTTTGAGTTCGTCCGTCTCCTTGTGCAGGGCGTCCAGAATGGCCTTGGCCTTGTCATCGTTGGAGGTTTCGGGGTTCTCTAGAATCGTGCGGATGTCAGCTCTTTTGAGTGCCATGTGATAGTCCTTTCCGCCCTTGCTTGGGCTGCCATGCTTGGCAATAAGGTTTATTTGCCGGACGTGCTGCCGGTGTGGTGCCACCTGTGGGGCTTGAACCCACGGCCCCCGGATTACAAATCCGGTGCTCTGCCAACCTGAGCTAAAGCGGCATAAAAAAGCGGCTGACGCTGTGCGCCAACCGCTGAGTATTAAATTTCTTTTTCCTCTGCTGGTCTTACCTTCCATCCCGGGCAAGTATCTTCCGGGTCTGTAAAATCAGCTGCCCGCTCAGAGCCGCCATTGAAACAGACCCACGAAAATGCATCATGCCAGCAGCAGTTGCAGCAAGTGTGTTTTTCTTCGCTCATTCCTTGTTTCCTTCTTCCACTGCGATCTGCCGAAGCTCGTCGATGTGATTTTCCACCGCCGGGCGGAGGAACGGGCGGGCTTTCATGCCCCGGGTAAAGTGCCACTTGCCGTTGAAGTCCTTCCAGACCCACGGCGTTTTGCGTCCGTTGCCCTTCTCAGCAAAATTGCCCGTGCCAAGCTCAACGTATACGCTGTAAAAGAGATTTGACCCGATGGTCACGGTCTTTTTTGCAAGGTCTACGGCGTAGGTCAGGCTTTGCTTGAGTGCGCCGCCCACGTAGCCCTCAATGCCCGTACTGTCTGCCGTGCCGGGGCGCACAAGCAGCTGGGCGTAGTCCTGCACTTTCATGCCCCAGATGGTCAGCACCCGCTCCGCCCACGAGTCCAGAGCCTCATGCAGCTGTGGGGTGTTGTCGGTGAATTTGATGTTGTAGCTAAAGTTCATGGTTCACCCCTCGGTTCTCGCTTTTTCTTTAAGATACGACCGCACTCAGGGCAGAAATTCAGCTGTCCGGCACGATGCGTTACCGTACCGCACACGCCTGCGCCTTTCCTGTGCGTTTTTGTGATAAGACTGACTTGAAACGTGGTGTAAAGGCCGTTCTCCCCTTTGGGGGAATTTTCCTTCCACCACGCAAGCCTCTCACAAAATTTGCAAGGCTTCTTCTCATCCATGCTTTGCAACCTTCCTCTTTCTCTTGCTTTCAAAATAAGTTTTCGGCCAATCGGGACGGTTCGCTGCCTTTTCAGCCTTCCTGACCGCTTCGGCGAAATTTTTAGCGGTTCCGCCGGCATTGTAAAATGCCTTTGCAAGCTTCTCGAAATTTTCGACAAAGTTCATTTTCCAGCCGCCTCCTTCTTGCGTTTTCTCTCTTTCGCCCACCACATCTGTTCAGCTTCCGTGCCGCCTTTGGCTTTGTACCACTCGGTATAGGTCATAACCGGCACGGCTTTCTTTACTGCCACTTTGATGGGTTTGCCTTTGGAGTCCACCATGCCTGTGTCCTCGTATGTAACCGTATTATCCCGCTGCATGGCGTTCTGCCGGGGATACTTGCCCAGCGCAGAGGACAGCACACAGCGGCAGTGGTAGACCATCTCCGGGGCCGCGTTTGGGTCTCCGGGGCGCTGAATCTCATAGCCCATGACCTTGAACGGCTCGTCAAGCTCTGCCGTCTGCTGGTCAAGCAAGCGGTGCATCTCACGGGTGCGGTAGTCGTGGGTGGAGTTCCACCGCTTTTTGACCTCGATTCCCAAAGCCTGGGCGTTTCGCATCTGCTGCAAAGCCCCGGCATTCTGGGCGCTGGTAAGAGCTGTGATGGCGTTGTTCATGGCCCAGTGGATCTCTGTGTCAGCCATGCCGTTGACGGCCTGCACGGCGATGTCGTGGACGCTCTTGCCCTGCACGATGCCCTGCATGACGTAGCGATTGAACACACGGGCGTCATAGGTGCGGTTGCTCTCGCTCTTGATGCGCTTGTTGGTCACCATGCGGGGGTTCTCCTTCAGCAGAAGCTTGACCGCTTCGGCGTTGTACAGGGTCAGCCCGAACGTCACGCCTGCGGCCTGTTCCAGCTCGTAGAAAGCCCAGTTTGCGCCGAAGGAAAAGATGTTGTATTGCTCGTCCCGGGCAAGCTTGTAGGCCGTCTCTTGGGCTGTGGTGCAAGTCTGCGTGATGCCGTCCAGCTTCTGACGCATCAAATCGGATTGAAACACCTGATTTTGCAACCAGATGCGGTATTCGTCCTCGGTGATCTCGCCTGCATCCAGCTGCGCCCGCTTGCGCTCGTCCAGCGCTTTGTACTTTGCCAGAAACTCGGTCAGCTGCTCCTGCATCTCCCGGCGGGCAGTGCCGTACACCCGGAGGATACGGCGGCGCAGGCGGTTCAGTTGGCGGGTAGAGATGCGGTCACGGTCGGTTTGTTTCATGACACCGCAAAAGTCACAAGCGCCCATTTAGCCCATTCAGGCATATCTGCGCTAAAAACGCCTTTGACGTAGTAAACAGCTAAAACGGCGTTCAAAATTACGCTTCCAATGATAAACGCAACGCACACGCCAAAGAAAATCCAGAAAAATATTTTCATCCTGTCATGAGTTTTCATCCTCGTTCTCCTCCTCTTCCTCGTTCTCGTCCACGGTCTCCCGTGTTGCGCTCTCAGCCATCAGCGCGGCCTTGGCCTGCTCCTTTTGTTCCGGGGTCAGGTTGGGCAGCAGGTCAATGGCCATGTCCTGCCCGATGATGGGTGCCTCAGAAATTACTGTTGCGACCTGCTCAGCTGTGTTGGTGATCTTGCTGCGGTTGAATGTCGGCATAGCGTTGTCAAAGCCAGCCAGTGCGCAGATCTGCCGGATGAACGGCTTGACCTGCGCCTCGAAGTCGTCCGCGTTCTGGTTCAGCGGCTCATAGGCTGCATCCAGATGGTCGTTGGTGCTGTCCGCGCTCACACAGTGCACGTCCAGACCGCCGAAGTCCTCATACACCCGGGTGTGGAGCAGCTCCAACAGAGCCTGCCGTGCCGTCACGGGGATCTCGGTGGTGTAGGGAGTGATTTTGCCGCCCTCGCTGGTGTCTGCGCCTGCAATGTGGTACAGATTCAGCTTGACAAGGAACTCCTGCAGCTCGTCATCGGTCATGCCGTTGAAGTTCTCGCACAACCAGTAGATCTGCGAAAAGTCCTGCAAGTCATTGCAGAAGCCGGACATCACCAGATCGGTGTTGTCAATGTAGGCTTTCAGCCCCACAAGGGTGCTCTGATGCAGATCTGAACCCCACAGCGGCACAATGGGAAGAGCACTGTAGTTTTCACCCTCCACGCTTTCCAACCCGCCGCCGGGTGTGGTGACGGTCACGCTCTTGTATGCCTGCTTCGGCACGGTCTCCTGCATCGTGCTGCCGATTTTGCTTTCCGTGTACTCAGTGAAGCCGTTCAGCTCGTACAGGATGTAGTGCATATCCGTGTCCGGGTTCAGCCGCCAGAAGCGCACGCCTGCCTGCAAAAGGCCTGTTTTTTCATCGTACAGGGGCGCGAACTCGGTCAGCTTGAAAACCACCAGATGGTCGTTGTTCCAGAAGCCAAAGCTCTCGCCGTGGATCAGGGCGAAATATCCGGCTTTCTGGATCTGCTCGTCAAAGTTCTGCCCCAGCCTGTCCTTGTCCACGCCATCGTCCGCAAAGACTACGCCGTTGCCGAGGGAGTAGGTCGCCCGCTGTTTGTTGAGCCGCCGGAAAAGATTGCTCTTGACCATATCGGGGTGTGGGGTGTCCTGCTTGGTGTTTTTGGACAGACGTTTCAGCATCAAAGCGTAAGCCTGTGCGAAGCGTTCAGCCCCCGGGTTTTTCTGGGCATCGTACAGGTCGGCGTCCAGCGCCATCTTGTACGGCCCGGAAGTGCAGTGCTGCTGCACGAAGCGCCGGATGAAATCAGGCTGTTCCCCGGCGGCTTGCGCCTGCTGGAAGGTCTGGAATGTGTATACAGTGCTCAAAATCAATCCCTCAGTTTCACAAGGCGCTTCGTGCGCACAAAATATCGGATAGCGTCCATGCAGTGGTCGTTGACCTTCAGCACGGTGTCGTCTTTATCTGGATCCCAAGCGTACACGCCGAACTCTTCCAGCGTGTGCTTGCAGTCTTTGTAAATCTTCAGTCGCCCGGTCTGCAGCATGGTCTGCACGTCCAGAATGCCGCTCAGAACGTCGTTGTTTGCGGGGGTCTGCGTGAATCCGTTCTTGCGCAGCTCTGTAATCAGGGGCAGGGCAGAGGGGTCAACGATGATCCTCTCCGGCTTGAGTCCGTTCAGCCACGTCTTGAGGTCTGCGACGTACTCGCCCACGGTCTTTTGCTGCTTCTGTTCGCGGCCGCTGTAGTAGTACTCCCGGGTGACGATCCAGCAGTCTGCGTCTGCCTGCTTCTGGAACAGTAGAAAGGTCGTTGCGTTCTGGGTGCCAAAGTCGCACGCCACATAGGCGCTCTTTGGAGACAGCTCCGGCAGCACATCAACGACGTGCTTCTTGCGGTCGAACATGTCATACACAAGGCCCTCTGCCACGGTCCACAGGCCAAGAATGTAGCGCTGGTAGAAAACGCCGCTGTACTGGCTGCGGTATCTGGCCTTGATGTCCTCGGAAAGTGACAGGTTGTCGTCCATCGTAAAATGGAGATACATCATCTTGCGGGAACGGCATTTCCGCACCCACTCGAGATAAAACCAATGCTGCGGGCTGCCCGGGTTGCAGTTGAACCAGAATTTTGACCCGGTGACAGAGCAACGGGCTGTGGCCTGATTGACGAAGCTTTGCGGCATCAGGGCCACCTCGTCGAAGAACGCGCCCGCAAGGGTGATGCCCTGAATCAGGTCTTGGCTGCTCTCGTCCTTGCCGCCGAAAAAGTAAAACTCGTTAACTTTTCCGCCCTTGCTGACGGTCATGCAGTTTTCTGCCCGGCGTTCCTTGACGCTGTAGCCACGGGCTGCAAGCTGCTGCTTGAGTGTGCCCAGCACGTTGCGTCGGAAACTGGCGATGGTCTTGCCACACATGGCAAACTGCTGGCCGCTGTAGCAGGTCATAGCCCACTGGACAAAAGAAAAGCTCATGGCAAAGGTCTTGCCCGAGCGGATAGCACCATCGGCGATGATTCCGTTGTAGCCGCTGTATGCGCTCTGCGGCGTCCACCAGCAAAGAACCATCTTTTGCCGCTGGCTGATGGCTTTCCAGCGAAAACCGTTACTTTTCCGCATTGTCGTCCTCTTCCTCCGGAAGCATCTCCACGTCATCCGGCGGGCTGAGGTCTGCGGCGGCGCTCAGGGCCTCAAGAAGGCCATCGTCCGGGACTTCTATTCCGCTCTGGTCTCCCAGCATAGCAAACTTGTCCACGATGGTGCCAAACGCTGTGGACAGCTGCGGCAGCGTCGCTTCTGCAATTTTGTCTGGGTCTGCCATCGCTTTCAGATACAGCCCGAGGAGCTCTTGTGCTTCCCCTTGCTTGCTTTCCATGTAAGAAAGCATATCCTTCGAATTTTCCCGTTTTTTTTGTGCACACAAGCGCGCACTCTCCGGGTTTTCCTTTACGACTTTCTTAACGGTCGCGTCCGAAACATCATTCAGCTTTGCGGCTGCACGGTAGCTTTGGAGCTGCACATAGTCCGCAACGATCTTCTTTTTTTGCTTATCTGTCAGCCGCCGTGCGCCCACCGCCACCACCTCTCTAAACTCATACAAAAGAAAAACCGCCCGGAAAATCCGAACGGTCAGAATATCGAATGTTCCGCCAGCCGGATTCGAACCAGCACCCACGGAATGGATGTGCGCAGTGGTTGGCTGTGCAGTGATGTTCCCGTGGTATCACCAATGTTGTCCCGCCTTAAATGGGCGGCGCTCTGCCTATTGAGCTATGACGGCATATAAGCAGCACCCGTGCATTCAGTTTGACGGACAGGCGTAAACGGTGGATGCCGCTGCACCCAGAGCTTTCGCGGCTGGATGCCCCGCTATTGCACTCCCCGCTCTCGTCAGATCATGCAAGCACTCCCGGCAGGACTCGAACCTGCAACATGCGGTTTTGGAGACCGCTGCTCTACCACTTGAGCTACCGGAGTATAAAACACCGCCCTTGAACTCGAACCAGCCAGCAATATCTCAGCTAACACGCGCTCCAAACTGCGCTCAGGCGGCCATATAAAACAGCCCCGGTTCTCCGCCGGGGCTGTTGTTTGACGCACATCCCGTCGGGAAGCCTACCCACACCCTCAGGGATTCAAAGCTTTCTCTCGTGGCACGGGAGGTTAAGCGTGCAGCTTTGTGGGGGATGAGTCCATGCGCCATATGGTGCGAAACCGTGGATTCGAACCACGCGGAGAGGGAGGTGCGCGCCCTTCCCCAGACACTCAGAACCGCCGCCCTGAATGGAGCCGTGCCAAAATCTCGCATAGAAGCAGCCCGCAAAACGGTGAAGGAGAACAGGAAAGCATGAAAACCTGTCACAAGGAAGGGACCGTTCTGGAAGCTGCGTGGCAAGCGGCCACCGCTTAGCGCTGAACCGCTTATTAGAATTTTACATCTAAGCTTACAGACTTGAAAAGGGCCGACCCCTGCCAAAATCACGCTGTGTTTTCTTGTGCATGTTGTACACTTTGCACGTCAGAAAACTCTTCCCATATTTCAGCCAGAGCCATGCATCCGCGTTTGATTCGCCGGTAGACCACCTCTGCCCCACATACGCTGACTTCTTTTGCGATTTCCTTGTGAGACTTGCCCATGATATAGTGCTCGCAAATCGCTTCGGCGCATTCCGGCTCGGCTATCAGGCAGTATGCCCGCCGTGTGGCCTCGACACGCAGATTACACAGGTCCGTCTCCATCCTCTGAAGCTGTCGGCGCTCGGTGTCCAGCTGCTCTACAGCAAAGCCCACCTTGTCCCCATTGCCACCACCCGCAGGCATCCCGCTCAGGCTCTGGGTGCATTTTTCTGCCACGTCCCGGATGCGCTGTATTTTTTGCTTCTGGACTTCGATAGCTGCCGCAAGGTCGCGGCACTGCTGAAACCACGCCTTGACGGTGCGGTAGTCCACGCCGCTGTCAGGCTTTGGCGTGTTGGTGTCAGGTGTGCGAATCATTGGCATGCCTCCTGTAGTAATCCATATCGACAGCTTGTCCGTAGCAGCGGCAATATGCAACCGGTTTGCTTTCGCTGGCGTATCGGTTCGGCGCGTTGCATTCTGGGCAGTTCCACCACCCGAAAGATGCATCGTCCGTGTTCGGCCACCGAATGCGTTGCTTCTCAAGTGCCGCTTCAATTTCTTTTTTATTCTGGGCAAAGTATGAAACATCGCCCGGCGCGATTTGGAATCGAACACAAATCTGTCTAAAATTACTGTCCCAGATTTCGATACACAGTTCGGTTAGGACGCCCAAAAGACAAATCATTATGCCGAATCCGCCGACGTAGCAAAGCGTTGCGCCGATGACAAGAAAAATTTGGTTCATTTTTCGTCCTCCATTTCTTCAATCTCAATTTCCACCCTCGGGTTCTTCCGATCAAGCTCCACCCGGCTACCATCGTGGGCGGCGACGATCTTGCTGTTGTCGTCCTCCAGCACGTGGGCTTTTACCAGAATGTCCGTTGTCGCCTCGATGAGGTTTGCCAGATCGACCCGGCGGGCGGTCTTCATGTAATATACACACCGCACGTTTACACGGGCAGAGATAGGGCTGAGCGGCCTTTTGATTTGCCGCAGGCAGTCGGTCTCATAATCCACGTAGGCCTTGCTGGGAGCCACAAAGCGCCCGCCTGATCGGCTTCTGAGGATGCGGGCGGAGTTCTTCTTGGTTCGCGGGTCGCCGTAGAGGATCAGGTGCATTGACTGCCTTCTTTCTTGTATTCCATCCAAAATGCGTTGTTCAAATTTTTGTAAACAGCCTTGTTTTTCTGCGCTTTCCTTCCCTTTGCAATGCGTTCGCAGAGGTCGTAGTAGTGCTTCTGGCAGTAGTTCTTCCCCGGAATCGCCATGTTGTCGCACCACTGGCATTGACCAGTCTCTTTGAAATGACGAGAACGTTTTGAATGCCATTCTCTGTCCCACCTGCGGTATTTGATAGCGCATTCATAGCACATTGTCTTGCCACTTACTGCTTTACGTTTACCGCACCGAAAGCATATTCCATTAGCTTTCAGACGTTCTCTGCGCTCTTTCTGATAAGCATTAGCTTGCGCCCTGTCTTCGTTCTTGTTCCTGATTCTGCCCCTTTCACGATTTTTTTCAAGGCACTCATCGCACAGTACTCTTCCGGGAGAAGCCTTTGCGTGTCTACACGCCGGGCAGATTCCATGCTCTTTGTACCACACGTAATCCTCATGGTTTGGCATGAGCTTCACTCCCATTCAACATTTTCAGCACATCATCCGCAGCGAGGAACCCCAGCACGTTTTTACCATCGCCCACCAGAGGTTTTCCCATTACTTCCAGCAGGCCATCCCCCCAGCCGTAGGAACCCGGGATGCAAATTGCGTCCCAGTGGTACTTGCCGTTTTTCAGGACTATAATCTGTTCTCCGTCCATGTACTCGAGATCGTAGGTGTGCTCTACGCCCATCTCAGTAAGGGCAGCGTCCAGTTTTTGCATTTCAGTCATTTCATCATCCCTTCCATTGCCAGCTGCTCGCACTGCTTTTCAGCTTCCCGGCGCTGCTGGTCATACTCAAACAGCATATCTGCGTACTCATTGCCCACCCGGCGGATGGCCGTTTCCAGCATCTCCGTTACAAGGTCGTGATACTTGTCTGCGCCCTTGCGGCTGTTTCTGGCAGCTTCCCGGGCTTCCCACAGGTCGGTGAGTTTGTCCCGCCTGTCGGCGGTGATCTCGCCATAGCCGTAGGCATCCTGGATCTGCTCCATGCTTTCCCAGCCTTCCAGCTCAGCAAAGGGGTCAGCTTCAGCCTTTGCCATGCTGCGGGCTTTGGTCTTTTTCTTGACGTACCGGGTCAGACCGTCCTGAATCACGGCGCGGGCATCGTCCATCGCCTTGCGGATGGCCTTTGCTTCCCGCTCTTTCTTGAGTTGACCGGGCTGGCTGGCCCATTCGGCCATCAGCTCGGATTTCGTTTTCGGTTTCATCTGCTTACCCCCATTGTTCGGACATTGCTTTTGCAATGCCCGGCGCTGTTTTGCTTCTGGCTTTTGCCCGAAATGCCTTGCATACTTCCTGCGATTCCTCACAGGAGATAAGTACTTTCATCTGTCCGCTCCTCCGTTCGCTCCCATGTACTTCTTGCGGCCACGCTCCCGGTGGCGGTCCTCGTGGTCGTAGTGGTAGACCTTGCCTGTGTCCAGCATCTCTCGGGTATAAGCTGCTTCTGCGCCGCGTTGGAGCTTAAACTCGGCGTACTTGGGGCAGCTGTCGTGGCATACCGGGTGACGAGTGGGGCAGTCTTTACACGGCGTCATTGTCATTTCAACACCTCTGTTCTCACTGGCTTGATGTCCCGATACTCGGGGTAATGGTCGCCTGCCAGTTGGCAGGCCCGGAACTCTGCCGCAAACTGGCTCGCGGTATTGATGCGGTATGTAAGCGCCGCGTTCCCGTGCGGGCCGCTGCACTCTACGATAACTTTGTATCTAGGCATTTCGTCCTCCGTTCTGGTTTTCCTGCCCAAGAAGCTTTCTTTCTGCTCTGGACTTAAGCATCCGGGTGCGGGCAGCAAGGCAGCGCTTTACCAGAATCTGCTCGCCCCGGGCCTTTTCGATGGCCTTTTTCCACGCCGGGAGAAGCTGGCTCTGCCAGCTGCACTCCGAAATCACCTCGTGGAATGTCTTATAGGCCATATCATCCGGCACATCCTTGAGCGATGAGTTCGCCCAGATCTCCGCGATGCTTGCGCGGTTCTCTGCGGTCTGAGGCCGTCCAAAATAGGCCTCAGCGTCCGCAAGGAGCTTTGTCATCATCTCCACTGTCACGGTTTCACCCCCTTGAAAATATTTGCGTATGCTTCTGCGGTGCTTTCTGTGGCTTGTTTCCCGCGAGGCTGCTCTCGTCGGCGCTGCTCATTCGCTGCCACGTCCCCCGGGGTGCGTATCCCGTCCCGCTGCCAGCCGGATAATATGCCGTTGATGTAGTTCCACGAGCGCTTCCCGGCCTCTGCGGCCTTGTCGATCGCCAGCGAAATCATCTCCGTGCTGTACTCCTGCCGCCATTTTTGCAGTTTTTCCAGCGCCGAACGCGGGAAGTCGCCGATAGCCCGCTGGTAATGCTGGACGATTTTTGATAACTCCATATCAACGGCGGCGGTGTTATCGCGCTTTACAACATCTACATCTCCATTTACATCTACATCTCCATTTACATCTACATCTCCATTTACATCTACAGTTATTTTTGTTATGTCGTCATTAACATTGTTATCGTTTGTTATTTTTGTTATGTCGTCAGGCTTTCCCCAGCGCTTTGCCATGCCGCGCTTTCCGGCGTTGCTGCGTTTCTTGCGTGTTTCATCCCATTTTTCAGACGCCCGTTTTACGTCGCTGCACATAAATTTCCAGTTGCCACGCATCCCACGGTCTGAAAATTCGGGTTCTTCTCCGGTTTTGGCATACCGTGCAAGAGCTCGCATCAACTGCCCAACCTCTGCGTCGGAGTATTCTTCCAGCGCGTCGAACCAGCTCAGATACGCCACAAATGACTTTTTATCGTCCTGTGCCACTCAACCACCTCCTTTGCGCGCCCGTATAGCCAGATAGCGCAGCTCTCGGTTTAGAACGGCAAATCCTCCGAATCGTCGATGACCGAAAAGTCGTCTGCGCCGCCCTGCGAATACTCCGGTACGCTCTGAGGCTTCTGCGGGGCGCTGTGAGCGATGTTCGCTTCGCGCACATGATTTTCCGTCTGCTGGTCGAAATCGCGCACAGCGGGCTTCTCTGCGGCCTTTCCGCCGCAAAAGCTCACCTGCGACGCAAGAACCTCGGTAGCCGTGCGGTTGTTTCCGTTCTTGTCCTGATACTGGCGGGTCTGGAGACTGCCTTCGATGGCGATCAGACTGCCCTTCTGGAAATACTTAGAGACGAACTCGGCGGTCTGCCGCCACGCGGTAACGTCGATAAAATCGGCCTTGCGCTCTTCGCCCTGCCGGGTGAAGCTGCGGTCAACCGCGATGCGGAAGCTGCACACGTTGGTGCCGTTCTGGGTGGTCTTGAGCTCCGGGTCATAGACCAGACGGCCCATCAGCGCAACAACATTAAGCATGGGCCGCACCCTCTTCCTCGGCGTCGCCAGCGCCTACCTCGTAGTCGATGTTGGCGCCCATCAGGACCTCCGGACACTCGGCGCGGGCAAAGTAAGCGGCGGCGCGGTACTTGAGCATCATTTCGGTCATCTTGGGCCAGTAGCTGCCATTCTTGTTCCACCACCCGGCGTCTTTCGCCATCTTGACCGTGACTTTCGGGCCTTCGACCTTTTCACCGGTGAGCTTGTCCACGCCGATCAGGCGGCAACCCCAGTTGTCGGCGCCTTCTTCGCCCTCCATGCGGTAGCGGGTGCGTCCTGCAAACTGGCCGCTGTTGTCGATGAGGGCCTTGCAACTCTTGCCGCTCCATGTGGGCATACCATGGACGACGTAAAGGTTCTGCATGACGAAGAGGTGAGAAACGCCCATGCGAAGGGCCATCTCGCAGGCGATGGCACACGCACCGGGATTGCCGGTGTAGGTCTGGGGCAAGAAACCCTCGGGAAGCTGCGCCATCGCGGCGGCTTTGGACTTTGCAAGCATCCAGTTGCGCTCGTCAATGGTCAGACCCTGAACCTTCTCGGCGTAGCTCTGACGCGGCGGCTGAGCGGGTGCAGTGGGCGCAACAGGCGCAGGCGCCTCGACACTCTGGAAAACAGCTGCATTCTGGTCGAGCATCTCGATAGGGGTCTGGTTTTTCTCAGGCATGATGAATTTCCTCCTCGGTAAATTTAATATCGATGATATTGGCGTAACGCTTGATGGCGTCAAGCTCGGATTTAGTGCAGCGGAAGACGAGCTTCCGGTCACGCGGCTCTTCTCTGCGAGTAAATCGGGCAAAGAAATCGTCATCGTACTCATCCAGTGTGTAACCATTACCGTGGCCAACGCCCGGCTGCACAAGGCTAACAGTGTAGGGGTTCTGCGCCGGGCCTCTGTAGTTGTCCGGCATCCCACGAATGACGGCCTCCCGCAGCATGGCGCGATACTCGGTCATGTAACAAAAATCTATTGATTCATACGGCTCAGGCATGATTTCTTCGCCAGCAGCGGCATGAACGATGTCGATAAGGCACATGAGCTCACCGACCCGGCGATAAATTGAGTCAATGGTGCGGCGTGTCTCAAAATCGCTCAGTTGACGACTCCGAGCAAAGCCGGTGAACAGAGCCACAGCATAGTTGACGTCGCTGGTGAGCTTGTTGCCGGTGCTGATGAGCCGGAACAGCACATTGTCGTTCCCAACGTACTGGAAAATGCCCTCGGCCTTGTTGGAAAGGTCTTTGATGCGGGCTCTGCGGGCTAACGTCTGACTCAAGTGTATCACCTCCCGTAAATCTTGCAGCCCGAAGAATTCAAGACGTCGATATGGTCATAAAGCGGCCAGTTTTCGTCCGCCCAATGCTGAGCCTGCACACTTGATAACACGGGGTCAAAACCGGCAAAAACCAGTTTATCGCATCTGCCAGGATCCCCTTTATGGTAAGCATGGCAGCAGAATGAAGCCTGCTGTTTTTGAGCTTCATCCCGATGGATGTGCCGCAGCCGCTCCGGCTGACGATTATGCCAGTGAATCTCTGCGGCGCGCATATATCTACCGTTCATATTCCTGCTCCCTTTTCATACCGGCCTTTCTTTTTGCAGTAACGGCGAAGCGGAGGGAGGCAGTCAACCTCCGCGCGATCAATGCGCTCCTGCTCAAAAATGTACTTGCACGGACGCTTTTTTTCATGGCGTCGGTGTCCAACGGAAGACGCAAAGCTGTTGGCAGTCTTGTATCCAAGCTTCGCAGCGCACATGGAGGAGGTTCCCGCTGCCACTACCTCACCGGTCTTGGCGCTGTACACGGTGTACCATGTGATATAGTGGATGCAATCAGCCATGTGCGACATCCTCCGCATCGTGGAGGGCTGTGAGCATCCCATCTGCTGCCGCGCTATAGACCTCTGATTTTTCCCGGCAGATGACCCGCAGCCAGATGTCCCCCGTGAGCGCAGACTCCGTTGCAAGCCGTGTGGCTGTTTTCAGGTACTCTTCGGCCTGCTGCCGAATCAACTCTTCCAGCTTCATGCGCCCTTCTCCTCATCCTGTGGATACTCCGGGTTCCGGGCATGGTTGCGGACGATTTTGCCGTAGCCGCTGCGCTTATACCGTTTGTTGTCCTCATACATCCCATAAAACGACATTGCCAGCCCGGCAGTGGATGCAACAATAATCCAAGGTGCGGCATGCGCAGCCTCGGCGATGTCCCAGCCGCCCCAGTAGGTCAGCGCAACGGCCAGCCAGGAGCAGGCCCAGCGCACCACCTGCACCGCGCCGATGATTGCCAGTAAAGCCAGCCCGTCCAGCGCTAAGATGAGTCGAAAATTCATCGGTTTCTTTCTCATTCTCTCGGTTCCTCCTTTGTGTAAACCTTTTCGAGCTTGTAAAAGTCCTTCACCCACGCCATAAAACCGGCGCGGGAGATCAGCGGGGCGGCGCTCTTGGTGTCAATAGACGGCACCGCCCATGCCGGGAAGCTGCCGGCCTGAATCATACCGGTAAAGATCGGCTCGCTCACAGAAATGTCGTTATCACGCATGATCTGGCAGCACTCTGCAATTCCCATGCTCTTCTTCACTGCCGCACTCCTCCTTTCTTTCAATTTGGTTTTGCAGTGCTTTTTCACGGCTCTGCCTCCGCGAACTCGCCATTTTTGAGCGTGTACCAGACGTTTTCCCTGATGTGAGCGCCGTCTACTTTTGCCATCTTTGCCCACAACATATTGCCGTCATCGTCGTACTCAGTCAGCACCAGATAGCAGCCCAGAATGCCCCGTGCCTTACTGTGTGCGCCGTTTGCGACGGCGATATTGTCTTTTCCGCCTGCTTTTGCTCTGCAATAAGCCCCAGTGGCTGCCGCCGTGCTGTAACGTCCGCTGGAACCCGCCGTGCTGCAATAGCCGCTGGAACCCGCCGTGCTGTAATTGCCGCTGGAACCCGCCGTGCTGGAATCTCCGCTGGAACCCGCCGTGCTGGAATAGCCGCTGGAACCCGCCGTGCTGCAATAGCCGCTGGAACCCGCCGTGCTGTAATTGCCGCTGGAACCCGCCGTGCTGTAATTGCCGCTGGAACCCGCCGTGCTG